CATCCGATGCAACGATAAGTGTCTGACTTATGTCAGATCATCTGAACCTGCGCAGGCCGTAGAGAGCGGCCACAGTCTAGGGCAGGACGACCAACCACAGCCGAGCCTGCCCCGCGCCAAGGAGACTGGCGGCCTTTACAGGCGCCAGCGTTTTAGCGGTTTTGTCAGCCGCACGGAAGGAGGAATGACACATGTTTCAAGAGAAAATAGTTGGATGGTCCCCGCACGATACAGCGCGTCAAGACCACACTGTCATCGGCGGAAAGTTGGGGTCGGGTACGCCCATCCCGCTGAAGGCCATGAAGGGCTGGCTGTTTTTGCAGTCTTGGCTGATTAATCGTCCGGGTGAGCAACTGCATCCGTTGCGCTGGACGGCCATCTCGAAGGGGCAAGTATGGTGCGCTCCGCCAAAGGGAGTGCATTTTGTCTTACCAACCTGACGACACGGTCGTCGATCTTCACGTACATAACGCTTTCAATATCCGCCTAATCGCACGCTGCTATGATCTGCTCAACATGGGTATCGACCAGACAGATTTTGATCTTGAAGACGACGTCCTTGAGACGTTGCTCAAGCAGCTTGATGATTACACCCGTGCAACCACGAAGCCAGAACATGAACGGCTCATCACGGCTCACCGTCGCTACGCTTAATAGCGTAAGATAACTTTAGCGTCGGGGTCGTAATCCGCCGCTCCAAATTCCTGCCCGGTCATGGCAGCGTGGACCAAAGCGTCCAAGCTGTAGGCCGGGCTTTTTCTTTCCTCATCAATGCGACGACGCATCTCTTCGGGCGACGTGTCGATGTCCAGCGTCATGGCCAGCGTGTCAGCGAAGCTGGGGGCCAAGGCTTGGGCAATGCCCATCCGTGCGCTGGGCTGCTGGCTTGAGGCCATGGCCGCCATCTGCGCACCGATGCTGTCGTTCGCCGACGTGTTGTCGTTGAGGCTGACGGGCACGTCAGCTTTGGCCAAGATGATCGCAGCAATCGGATCGTTCTGCTGGCGTTCGATCTCGGCTTCGGACGTTGGCTCTTGCTCGGGTGCTATTTGGCGCACAAGCGACATGCCAAGCGAGCGTTCGGTGACTGTTTCGCCGTCGCTTTCAAAGGCGGCGCCCTCGGCTCCCCGTTTGTGCGGGGCCATAATCACGCTGTCGGGGATCGTGCGCAGCGTGTCAGAAAGCAGCTTCGTGTAGTCCTGCTGAAACTCCGGCATCATAAAGATGGCTCGGGCCTTCTCGTCCTGCATGAAGAACGGCTCGGTGTGGAACGTGTTGCTGATCCCGCTGGCGTTCTCAATGCCACGGCGTTTGACGCCGGGATGGAAGTCGCTGGTGCGGACGCTGTAGCCGCCGTAACCGTGCTTGTCGAACAGCTTGGCCACGCCTTCGACGTAGGCCTTCGAGGCTTCCAGCTCTTCGTCGGTGATGTCTTCGGGCACGATGATCTCGACGCCGGGTGTCGGATTATCGGCGGAGTTGAAGTCGAGCGCGATGCGGCGGCCCTTGTCGCCCTTGGGCAGCTCGGCTCGGTCGCCGATGAAAACGCGGCTCTGGTACTGGGGGGCTTCGGGGCGGGTTCCGGGGATCGGAATATCTACCATCTGTCTCGGCTACCAATTATTAGCGGATCATCAGGTCACAGTAGCGAGACGTCTTGGACTGGTCGTCCGTCTTGGTGCGCCCCGACCAGAAGGGAGGAGATTTCTGGCCGGGGCTGGGCAGGAGCGAGTGGGAGAGAGAAGCTCGACTGCCTTAAATCATGGTGCAGGGATAGCGATCTGCGAATGCGAGCGGCACGACGAGTTCGAGGTAGATGTTCGGGTCGTTCAACATCTCGGTCTTGGTGAGCCAAGTGAAGATCACGTCCGACGTGGTCTGGGTGTCGAAGAATTCGTGCGTATCGCAGATCAGCGGATCGCCAGTGTGGATCACGGCTGCTGCGTTTGCGCCGCCGACGAGGCCAGAAATGTAGAACCAGATTGCGTGGCCGGGTTCGTCTTGGGCTTGGCTGAGTACCGTGAGGAATTCGTCACGGGGCGTCAGCAGGTTCTGGGCGCGAGCGTACTGTGTGAAGAACACACAGCACACGACGGCAGCGAAGAGGATGATGGCGTAACATATCACGCGCATGAGAGCAGTTCCTTCTCGGCTACCCGATAGAGGAAGGCCTCAACGATCTTGGCGATGTCTGCTGCGCCGCTTTCTGTGAAGTCGTCAGGCGGATTGAGCGGGTCGATGTCGCTCAGGTGGGCGGCCACGATCCAGCAGAGCGCCGGGATCATGTCGCCGTTTACCTTCGGGCCATCCTCGACAAACTTGTACAGCTCAGGTGCGCTGATGAAGTCACCGTCTCGGACGAATTGCTTGAGCGGCGTGTAGAAAACGCCGATGGGTTCACGGACTAGGTTGCGTTCAACCAAGACGTCGAGCAGCGAAGCGAGGTCTTCGTTGAATTCCCAATAGGCTTGGACGGCTGGCGAAAGCTGGTCGAACGTCTTGCCGTGAATGGAGTGGACAACGTCATTGCTTTCGTTCTTGTGTCTTGGGCTTCGAAGCAGCAACTCTTCGAAGGCTTCGTGAATGATCGGCTCGATGCTTTCGGCTGCGCCGGGTGGCATGAGGGCCAAGACCTTCACGTTGCTTTCTTCGCTGTCATCGTCTGGTTCTTTGATGACGAACGTGACGACGGCCAGTGCGTCGTCGTCGATGGCCGCATCCAGTTCGGCCATGACGTTTTCTTTGGTGGCCTTAACCACCTGCTTTATCGCTGTCTCGGTCATCGGTGTCTCCCTTCACGTAACCTTGGTTTGCGAGCCATGCCCGATACAGGTCTGCGAAATCTTGCAGGTGCAGGATCACGTAGCTGTCGTGCAGTGGTTGACGGCTCTTGCGATTGATGACGACGGGACGGTCGAGGCCTGCGTTCTTGCGTGCCTGCTTCATCCATTCGTCGACGGACATTCTTTCGTGGCGCTTGGCTTCGATGGCGAGGCCATGGGTGCCGGTGATGTCTGGTAGGGCTTCGCCCCGTCCGCCGCCAGACAGTGGCGTGCGGTGGCAGGGGATGCCGCACACTTCGGTGAAGTAAGCGGCCAACTCGCGTTCGTACTGGTCGCCTTTTGCTTTGGCGCCACGGCCCTTAACCATATCCTGCTTCTTTCCGGCAGTTTTTGCACAGGTAGTGATTGCGAGGACGGCGCTTGGTGCAGCCGCATTTGATGCACGGGCGCTTCCAAGTTGCCGACTTCTTGGGCTGGTACTTTGCGCCCGGATATTGCCGTAGCCCCAGATTGACATGCATACGCTTGACGGTGTCAGTGCAGACACCGAGCTTGGCAGCTTGTTCGTGGAGCGGAGCGGTAACATTTTGGCGGAGCCAGCCTTCTTCTTCGTCAGTCAGTACGCGGCGACCCATCCTGTCTCCCCGTGCTTTGTGAGTGTTAAAATAGTTTACACCATATGAAGAAAGCAAGCAAAAAAGCGTAACGCGCTTATGCGCGTGGAGCTTTACGTCAGATATGATATGCGCGCGGCCCCCACAAAGGGGCCGTGTGCGCTGTGCGGCTCGATGAAAAAGGCGGGTGAGCGCCGTTCTATCGGCGCGGGAAAACAGGCGCGGCGGTGATTACCTTGGATAATGATCTTGCGACATGCGCGTCACAGGGCAGGCACAAAATGGGGCTAAAAAGACGTACACCATTGACAGCCCAAATCGAGCTGCCCTAGTATATAGATAACTGGTTTATGAAGTGCTTTAGTCCGCTCGCATAAGCTCGCTCTCCACCGACATAAGGTTCTTGTTTTTCGCTCCCCCTGTTGGGGTCGCAAAAAAGTATCTTCGTTGCTTGTGGGTTCTTGCTGGAAAGTGCATCGGAGTTTTCCCATAAAATTTGAGACGAAATCCGAAGCGGAAGCACGCGCAAAAAATAGGGCGGCAGAGCCGAAGCTCGCCGCCGTCGTAGATTTCCTGCGAAGCAGGCACGGACCAGTCAAGGTCATGTATCTGGGTCCGAAGAGACCACGCCCCACTCCTTCAGAATAGCCAGCGGCACGCCCGTTTCTCGGGTGATGGTCAGCGCTGTAGCGCCGTGATCGGCGTAGTGCTGTGCCAGCTGCTTGGGCGACGGCGTGGCCCAGAGGCGAGGGCGCCAGTCCATCGACTTCGGGTCAGAGGCTTGAGCGAGGTAGTAGGTCTCTTCCGTAATCGGGTTCGCCTCACGCACCTTGCCGTATGATACCTGCGCCACACGCTCGATCTGTGGCTCCCCGATCCCGCCGCGCATGGCGAGGTACTGGAACGGCGTCATGGGCGAGCTGCTGGTTCTGGACCAAACAGTAAAGCGGTCGTCCTCATTCCAGATGGCGTGCTTGCGTTTGGCTTGCGCCTCTTCCCTGTAGACGGGCTTCACGAAAATCTGCGTCGAGATGTTCGTGAGCGCGTGGCTGGAGCCAGCCTCAGTGCTGTAGCCGTCAGGTCCGGGCTTGTTGCTGTGATGCAGCCAGACGACGCACAGCCCCATGCGGCACAGCTTCTGCGTCAAGACGTTGTACTTGGTCCACTCGGCTGCGTCGTTCTCTCTGAGGCCGGGGAAGTGGGAGCGCACCGTGTCGAACACGATGATGTTCGGGCGATGTTCTTTAAGCAAATCACCAAGACGGCCCAAGCCAGTCTTTTCGTTGAGGTTCAGCGCTGTCTCGACCATGCCGTCGTCGCCGGGAACGCTGCCCGGTATCACGCGCAGGTTATCTGCGCTGTTGCCGATCAAGCTGAAGCGCCGCAGTCGGTCCATGATGAGGTGCGGATTGTTCTCGGGGTCGAGGACAAGTGCGCGAGCTGTGGCTTGCACCTGCCACGGGCCAACGTACTGGCCCACTTTGCTCGGATCACAGGCCGCCTTGAGAAGCTGCATCATCAGCTCGGACTTACCCGACCCAGCATAACCAGCGAACATGGTGGCCTTGCCCGGTTCAAAGATCGTCTCAACGTAGGCTGGCTGTCTTGGCGGCAGCGCATCGAGGAAACGCTCGGCGTTGTAATCCGATATGTGACCCAGCTTCGGGCGCTCTTTCATCGGCAGGTCAACGTGGCGATCAGGGTGCTGCTGCGTATCGAGGGTCCAGACACTCTCAATCGTCCGCAGCGTCTCACGCTCAGGGAAGCCAGCCGTGTCGAAGAAGCGTTCGCGCAGGATCAGCGCCTGCTCCGTCACCCACTCACGATCTGCGCGTTCAGCAATCAGGCGCCCGACGACTTCAGCCATGAGATCGTTGCGGTTGCCTTGCCCGATCTTGAGGCCACCGGACTTTTCCTTGAGGAAGTCTTCGGCTGTCTGGCGCACGCTGGCGGCGTCGATGTCTGACAGGTCCAGATCGAAGTGCATGGTCGGTTTCGACGGCGTTTCTTCGTCGACCAGCGGGAACAGCGGCAGCTCATCGAGGCTGCATTCGCTTATCCACTCCATGTCTTTGCTTGGGGCTACGCGGATGTACCCCCCATCAGCCCGTATGTCGAGACCGTCGATGTCGGCCAGCTTGGCTGCGTTCTTGATCGTGCCACCGGGGTGCTTAAACCAGAAATGATAGCCGCGCGTGGACTTGGCTGAGCGCCATGTCCGGGTGAGCTGCATCGCTTCAGCGCTGTCGTATGCGTCTTCGTTATCGACGTCCACGACGATGACGCCAGAGCGGTTGCCAGTGACCACGCCCCAGTCCAGCTCGACTGGTTGCGGCCAGCGTTTGCGCATGTTGCCATTGACCAGCCACGGCTTGCCTTTGTGGATGCCGTTCTCGTCTTCTTCCAGCCATGACGGCGGCTCCGAGCCGTAGAAATAATCAAATATTTCATGCAGTTCGGCTTGCGTCTGGCGGCGCTTGTGCCACTGGCGCCAAAGCGTTACGGGCCGCTTCTCGCCTTTGCGTATAGGGACAATGTCTAGCCCTTCGGCGTGAAGAGCTAGGGCTTCGTCAATCCATGACCTCACTCTGGTCATCCTCCACTATGAAGTCTCTCGCGTCCAACCCTGCTGCGCTGCAAATTCTCTCCAAATCTGCGATGCGCATGTCGCGGTTCTTCCGCCAGTGATACACGGCGGTGCGGCTGCGCCCTGCGAGCGCGGCCACCTTCTGCAATCCTCCGACCTCTTTGACGAGCCGTTCAAAATCCAGCATTTTTTTCCTTGACGGGTTGGGGTTAAAAATGGTGTAAGGTTTTTTGACACGCAGCACAGGGAGATGCAACCGAAAAATGTCGTTACCAATTCGCAGCACCAAGTCCATCGCGCTCGACAATCCTTCGAAGACCATGCTCTACGCGCATCATGGATTTGGGAAGACTTACCAAGCTCGTCACTACCAAGAGGCCTACGGAAAAGGGGTCATCTTCTCAGGTGAAGCTGGGCTGAAATCACTCCAAGACGTGGAGATCGACTACGTCGCCTTCACGGCTTGGGAAGACGCACGCGGCACCGATGGTGTCGCCTTCAAAGACCTGCTCAAGATGATGAAGTCGGATGACTTCAAAGAGCAGGGCTACAAGTGGGTGATGGTCGACAGCCTTACCGAGCTGTGTGACTTGATCTTCAAGCACTACGACAAGCTGCATGAGAAGAGTAACAACTTCGCCGTCTGGGCCGATTATGGCAAAGCCGTCGAAGGCACGTTGCGCATGATGCGGGACCAAAACGACTTCCATGTGCTTTTCACCTGTTTGGCCAACGAGGTCGTGGATGCCAACGGCGTCACGCATTATTGGCCTGCAATCCAGCAGAGCAAGATGGCGAAGAAGGTTCCGGCCCTTTTCGACAACGTCTTCGCGGGGGCCAAGATCGCGAGCAAAGGTGCTGGCGGAGCGCCCATCGCGCAGCGCGTCATCTACACGGACGAGATCAACGGATGGCATGGCAAGGTTCGTGACCCGCACGGCGTTGTCCGTCCGATGGAAGAGACTTCCAACATCGTCGAAATCATCAAACGCATTCAGAATGGAGACCAGAAATGAGTGCATTCTCTGACCTAGACCTGAGCGACGTCAGCACCAATCGAACGCTTGGCGTCGGCGTCCACGCCGTCACGATCAAAGAGGCAAAGTGGGGACCGCCGTCACCGGGGCAGCCACCTGTCTTGACCCTTGAGCTTGCTGGCGCAGATGGCAATCTGCGCGACGTCATGCGGCCAAAGGCTGATAACGAAATGGGCGCACGCATCAGCAAGCAGCGCATCAAGTCGTACCTGATTGCCACCGGGCACGCTGATCCAGACAACCCCGACGACATCAACTGGTTCTTGAACAAGCAGTGCAAGATCAAGGTGGAGCAGGGCAAGTCGTTCACGCGAGACGACGGATCACTTGGCCACTACCGCAACATCACGGGCGTTTACCCGATGGACGCGGACGTGCCTGAGCCACAGGCCAAGCCAGCGCAGACGTTCGCTGCGTCACCGGCTGGCATGAGCTTCGACCAGAACGACGAAATCCCGTTCTGATGAAAGAAATCGCGGACGACATCCTTTGGGCCATTGATGAAGGCTTTGTAGGGTTGCGCGCTAAAGACAAGCCGCGTGCCTACATCGGTGGTTCGAATGTTGGCGGACCGTGTGACGCCGCGCTTGGGTTTTCCTTGCGCGGCTTCCCTGACGACGAGCCTCCGCCGAAGACCCAGCGCATTTTTGCCTTGGGTCACAAGTTGGAAGACCTCATCGTCGCTGATCTTCAGCGGTCCAAACTAACCGTTCTTGACCGAGACCCGGTCACGAACCGTCAGTTCGCATATTCACTCTATGGCGGACACATACGCGGGAACATCGACGGGCAAATCGAATTGCCCAGCGGTGAGCTTGCGTTGCTTGAGATCAAGACGATGAACGCTGCCAAATGGCGAGCGTTCGTCAAAAAAGGGGTGGCGGTCAGCCACCCCAACTACATGGACCAGATGCAAACCTACATGGGGATGGGCGGGTTCCAGAAGGCAGTCCTGATCGGTTACAACAAGGACACCAGCGAATATCACGCTGAAGCCGTGGATTTTGACGAGCTACATTACCATGCCCTGATGGCTCGCGCTGAGCGCATCATGGGTGGCCACGCTCCGAAGGTGTCGCAAGACCCCGAAGACTGGCGATGCAGGTTTTGCTTCAAACGGGGTGCGTGTACTGGAGACAAGACGCCGGTCAAAGACTGTGCGACTTGTCTCCACTCTCTTGCCCAAGACGACGGTCGATGGTTCTGCACCCAGAAGAACGAGACAGCACAGGAAGTTTGCGATGACTATCGAGTTTGGACGCCCAGCGAAGAGTGACGACCTGATCGAACATCCCGATCACTACGCTCACGACGACAACGGCATCGAGCCAATCGAATTCATCATGGCCAACGACCCGAAGGGCTACTACGTCCGTGGAGCCGTCACAAAGTACGCAAGCCGCGCAGGCTTCAAGACGTATGAAAATATGGACGCTACGCAGTCAGAAATAACCGATTGGCGTAAAGCTATGCGGTACTGCGAAATGCGCATCCGACAGCTCGAAGGCAAGCCGGTCGTTTAGTCTTCGCATAGTTTCTGGTGGAGCAGGTTGTGTGCCAGCACCTGCCGCTTGGTTTCGTATGTATCGCCCATGGCTGGGTAGATGTAGCCATAGATTTCGCAAGCGTCACTGACGGAACCAGCCTCCGTCCCGCAACCGCTTGTCAATGTCAGCGTCAGACATAGTGCGCACGTTACGGTCAATGTCTTGAGCATGGCGCTTGATCTCTTCCAGTTTTTCTTTGGCGCGTTTGTCTTGCGCCTTTTTGCTGTCTCGGCGTCCAGTCAGGTACACCAGAAAGCCGAAGACGGCTGCCGCTAGGGCAGCGCCTCCGGCGGCGAGCTGTTGAATAAGCATCTCGGTCATCAGAAGTCCGTCGTTCCGTAGGTTGTGCG